CTCGTGTCCACTAGGGTCTTGACTTGATCGGCAGTCAGACCGGCAGCTTTTAAGTCCGCCACTGCTTTAGCTACTGCAGTCGTATCCGTCGTGGTTTTGTCCGATAGATCAGAGACCGCCTTAGCTAGGTCGGTCTTAGCCTTGTCCAGTGCACTCGTGGTGGCCAGCCCTTTAGTAGCTTCCGCCACCGTTGTGGCTACTTGAGCTTCCGTCAGCCCCGCGTCTTTTAAACCTTTGATAGCGGCATCGAGTGCGGTGTTGGTGACTAGGCCTTTGGTCGCGTCTGCCACCGTTGAGGCTACTTGAGCTTCCGTCAGACCTGCGGCTTTTAGTCCAGCTATTGCCGTGTCCAGTGCAGCTTGGGTCACTAACCCTTTAGTACCCGCCAAGACCGCAGTAGCTACCTGATCCGCAGTGATTCCCGGGTTTGCCGCCAAAGCGTCGCTAACAATTTTAGATACCTGTGCCGTTGTAAGACTTGGGTTTGCTGCCAGCGCGTTGTTAACGATGAGGGCTAACTCTTCTTGGGTTGGACCATCACGTCCGGCAGCACCCGTAGCACCCGTATCGCCCTTAGCACCGGTCTCACCCGTATCGCCCTTAGCACCGGTCTCACCAGCAACACCCGCAACACCCGCAACACCCATATCGCCCCTATCGCCCTTAGCACCGGTCTCACCAGCAACACCCGCAACACCCGCAACACCCGCAACACCCGCAACACCCGTATCGCCCCTATCGCCCTTAGCACCAGCACCAGCACCAGCACCAGCAGTCCCTTTAACCGGGCCCACTCCATCCGCAGGGGCATTGGTAGTTACGCCTGTTCCCGGCCCTGCTACGCCCAAATCGTTGGGGACAACTGAGGGCTTGATTTTTGTGGCGGGGGTAGCAGGGCCGGATGTAGCGGGCGTTGCGGTAGTGTCTGTCGGCGTGTAGATTACAGGGGCTTCAAAATCTGATCCGTCTTTTTTAGCTACAACGGTTGTTGCACCGTTGGTATCCGTATAGCTGAGTTGCGGTACGCCTTCGGCTGTAACACTGCGAGTTGCATCATGCACTACGCCCTCGGCATCTTTGTAGGAATAGTTAGTTTTTTCTGCGCTTGTTCCGGGCAGCCCGGTCGTAGAAGTATCTTTAGCGCCTGCCCCGGGCAGCCCGGTCGCAGTGTTGCTGGTAGGTAGGTTACCTTCACGGGTAGGCCCCTGCAGCTCACCAGCTGCGTCTATGTAGAAACCTTTAGTTGCAAGGGTCGCAGGGAGGGGGTCACCGTGCCGCCAAATCTTGGTTTGACCGTTAGCGTCTAGGTATGCAGACTCCCCAAGCCCTATAGTCCCTGCGCTCGAGCCCGCATCACTTACAACCCCATTGTTTACGGCTGCGGTTTGCTCTCCCCCGGCCATAGAAGTGACTTGACCCTTCATAGCTTCTTGTGCGGATTTTAGCGCGCCTGCGCCTAGTTCGGCAGTCAGCAAGCCCGCAGTTTTTTCGGTCTCAGCTTCAAACGCGGTTGTCTTAGATGCAACGTCGGCTAGGACTGTAGCGTTAGTGGCGTCAAGCGTAGTAATCTTGTCGGCGGTAGTTGTAGCCGTAGTCACAAGCGCTTTATAGGTGGTATCTAGCGGCAGGTACGCACCCCGGGCAGTTTCGTACGCAGTGGTGTCTGTAGCAGCTTTGGCCGCAACGGTGTTGAATTTAGTCACTGCGGTTTCGATAGCGGGGATTTGAGCGTTAACAGCGGCAAGTACCTCTTCTTTTGTTTTTCCAGTCAGCGTGGATTCCACCCATTCTTCTTCCATATCCCGCCCACGGCGCACCATAACGTAATGTCCGGCTTCTCCCGGCTGCACATACTTGTCTGCGGCAGCTTTGTCGGCTACGTACTTGTCGTACCGGTCTTGGTAGTCCGAAGCTGCGGTTTGCACTTCGTTTCGGCTGGCGGTAGCCGTATCAAACGTGGACTTAACGGTGTCGTACGCGGACTTTACGGTCTTGTCAAAGTAATTTGACGCGTCGGTCTTGGCTTTATCAAAGGTTTTCTGCAACCCCGTTAAGGTTTCGGAGTTTTTGACTAGCGTGTCAACACCGGTTCTGATCCCTTCAGTCAATGCGGTTTGAACTACTGAGCCTGTAATTGCCTTGCCAACATCTTGCCCTTTGAGGATTGCATTGGTTGCCGAGGCAATGGCATTCTGGGTTATCTTAGTATCTAGTTGTTTAGGGTCAGTCAGGCCCAGCTCTTTGGTCAGACCTTGCGATACGTACGACGTTATGGCGCTGTTCATGCCTGCAGCCAGCACATCATTCAGTGGACGGCCTTGAAGGGCAGCTATGGCAGAGTCGCCCGATGCACTGGTTACGATAGTCTTGAGCGTGGCAGATAGCTCTTTGGATAACGTGTTTGTAGCAAAGTCAGTACCTGCAAAAGCTTTACCAGCCACATCGCCTACTTTTCCACCGATGTATGCCATGGCCGCACCTTTAAGTACGTCTTCCATCTTGCCGCCGTTAGCCGCTGTGACCATAGCGCTCGCCAAAGGCGCGGGTACCCCGATCATGGTCAGACCGATGGTAGCTAACGTAGGCAGTGGGTTCTTGGCCAGCGCGGTAACCGTGGTGCTGAGTCCAAGGGATTTGTCTACGTCTGCAAGCCCCTTGCTTATGGCGGACACGCCAATGGTTTGGTCAATTTGCGCAAGCGCATCGCTGACCCCTTTACCGAGGTCTTCCACAGCTTTGAGGATGAATGCCATTACAAGGTCACCTTTGCTTTAGAACCTTGCGCATCTACGCCCGGTAAAATCCTAGCCTTGTATCCAGCGCGCTCAATTATCCGTAGCATTGCAGGGCGACCTACAGTAAACGAGGCTTCTGTAAATCCGCATTTCTTTAGTGCCATAAAGAAATCTTTAATACTGTGTGCCAACTCAGGGGTTTTATCGGCGGAAGCCATGGACACATCTACCGTCTTGTCACCGTTGTTGGTGATGATGAATAGGCTATTGTTAGCACGAAAGATACGGTGCTTGGGGCTCTTCACCATTTCGTGGATGTGGGCGTACACCGTCCGCCAGTCTGTACCGGGCATGGTGCGTTCGACTTCCGTTTTAACAATGTCCTGCGTAGTCATCTCTGCCATGCTAGACCTTTACTTTTAGTACGTTGTTAGCGGTGGTGTCGTAGTAAATGTCTCCGACGCGCAGATTAGCTAGGTCCGCTTGGGTTGGCAAGCTGGGGGTTGTGGACCCCGGGTTAGGTGCGAAGCTTAAGCCCGCAATGATGCTAGTTCCGTTGAACTGGGTAGCTGCAGCGATAGGCCCTGCGGCGTCTAACTGGTTGAAGTATAGACGCAGGACGCTCAACAGCTGGTTCATGAAACCGATGTTGTATTCTGGTGAGGCATTGGGTAGCCGTGGGGCTACTACGTTCTTCTGGGACATTAGCGCCGCCCGTCAGATCGTATGTCGATTCGAGGACTACCTAGCTGCCACTGCGTACCTATCTGGTTAGAGCTAATTTTTATGGACATCTGACGCCCACGAACCCGGATGTTTACCTGTCCGTTGTAGGTGTCCAAGTCAATCGGATACGTCTGAGTGGCGGTTACCGCTTGCGAAGCGTCCGTGCTGGTACCCCCCACGGATTTAGGTACGTTGTACCCCGAACCTGAATTTTTCAGGGGGAGTAACTGCATTGTCAAGCTAGGCACTGTCCCGTCCGTAGACCCTCGGAAGGTCAAGTCAGGCAACATACGCCACACAAACGCCATATTATTGCCGTCGTCAAGGTCAAACTGTGCACTTGTTATAGATGCCTCAATAGCTACTGGGGTTGCCAGCGTGCCATCGTCTACGCCAAATTCATGGTTAACAAGATTTCCTGCGTAGGTGGCAGCAATGGGGTAGTTACGCAGCCCAGTATCCAGCCATGCGGTACGCGCTATATTACCGTAATACCACACATTCTCAAGGTAGTTGTAGATCACGTATTTGTCTATGGTGTTAGAAGTTTCAGAGCAGTAGAACCACCAGACTTCATTGAACCCTTCATTGGTACTTGAGTAGACCTGCTCAAACTGCAGGGGGTTAATGTTTCCATAAACGTACTGCCGTAGGTCGCAACTCAAGGTTTGTACCTGACCGTCGTATTTGTAGAATTTGTCTACACCCATCCAGTAGGTTACATTCGCGGCCAGCGCCATAGCATTAGGCCCGGCGATGGACACGTTATCCGCAAGAAGTTGGCTACCCCACACAATGGGAGCGCCTAGATACTGCATAGAGTACAGCGTTGAATCCGTCCAAACAAGAATCTCTTGCCGACTCTGTAAGATTGTCACAATACGTGAGCCGTGAGACAGTCGTACGCTACCTGCTTGATTTGTAGCTGCTGGACTCCACTCCACCATAGACTCTTGGTCTGACCAGCGGACCAGCATGGGGTCAAGCACTGTACTACCGTAATCATTAGTACCAAACACCAACACAAAGCGGCTGGCGTCAGAGATGATAAAGTTGTTCTGGTACAACGGAACGCTGGAGGCTCCGTTAAGAGTTGATACCAGTATGCCCCGTGGAGAAATTTGCGTAACTCCAGACTGAGTGCCAGTGGTAATGATGGACGCGCCGCCCGGGGTAAGAGCTAAATTAAACGTTGTTGCCGACAAGTACTTGGTGTAGTAGGTGGTACCGACTAACAAGCCTGTGGGTAAAGCGCCAGTAGTTTGAAACTGAATTGCAGTCTTATCGGCCAAGTTTAAGATAGCGGTTACAACCGCAGGGCTTGCTATGGTTATGGTAACTGTAGAGGGAGTTACCCCAATATTGGCGTTCCAGTAGTACAAGGGTAAACCCCGAGGACCATAAATCAAGTCTTGGCCAAAGTTGTCGGAATTCCAAATACGGAGAGCGTCGGTGGTGCTGACGGTGTTGCCCCATGTACCAGAGCCCCATACGTTTGAACCCCATCCCGACAACGGCACAGCGTACTCTGGGCCGGTATTTACTTGATAGACCGCGTACACAGTACCACCGCCCGTGGCTGCAGACGTAGCTGCTGATGCCGCAGTTATGGTGTACGTTGTTGCCCCGCTGATGTACGTGATCTGGTACTCGCCACTGAGGGTAATCCCACCTACAGCAGTAGCTCCCGTGAAAGTAACGTAGTCGTTATTTTTATAATTACCCGCCGCGTCTGAGACCGTAACGACGCTAGAAAGGTTAACGGTGGTAAATGGATTGGTTAGCGTAACCTCTGCCCGAATCGGCGTAACGTCATAGTAAACACCGCCGTTCTCAATGTAGAACTTTAGGTTAGTACCCACACCCAACAAGTTTTGCGATCCAAGGGTCACCCAGTTCCACAGTGAACGGCAAACACCCAAAAATGTAGACGCGGAAATACGTTGCCAGCCGCCTAATTTTTCTGGCGTGCCTTGACGAAACCGAATTTTGTCGGACTCGTACCACCCGTTCTCACTGGTATAGCGCGTGTTCTCCCGATTTACGCCGGGTTTTAGGGGAATTTTTTTGAGCATGAGTCATTTTCCCATGAATCAGGCAAATGCGCGAGTGCCGTTGCGGTCGATGATAAGCGCTTGGCGGCGGGGTTTTAGGGATGCAGAGTTGGGCACGCTGATATGCGTCCAAGCATCAAACTCTCGAATGATCTGGTCAAACGGAAGCTGGGCGGCAATGATGGCGCGGACAACGGCGTCTGGGGTCATACCGGGAACCTTCAAGTCAGCGGCGCAGCCAACACGGTGCTGGCTGGTGTCTTTGCTACCCACGGCGTCATTGACCGCTTTAGACCGGAACGCAGAGTTGACCATGATGGGCTTACCTCCGAGGGTAGACTTGACCTGCTCCAAGAACTCAGCCAAGCGTTGAAGGTTTGCCCGCTCTGCGTCATTAGGTGTATTGTCCAGTGTGCGGTGGTCAGTGTGGGTCAGTTCGGCAAGGGTGAAGTGCGGGGTCATTTAAAGCCGCCTTTCATTGCGTCAGTCTTATCTTTGCTGGACTTACTAGAGCCGTAGAAGAAGCTGATTATGGTAGCCACCGCAGTTCCCAGCAGAAAGCCTAGGATGATGTTGCCAAAGTCTTTGCCGCTGGCAGGTACCTGCCCAAAAGTGATGGCGAAGAAGTAGGCCATAGAGCCAACAGACCAGAACCAAGCAAACCAGTAGATGAAGTGCTTGGCAAACAAATCTTCTTGTTGCAGGGCCACTTCCTGCATGTGCCGTGCGGAGTCGCGGTCGGCGTTCTCCAACTCAAACTGCTTGAGGTCTAGCTCAGCCAGTTTGGACGCTGCTTCCGGATCACCAGCGATGGCTTTAGCCACAGCCTCCACAGAATCTTCCACGCCAAATTTACTAGCGATAGCAGACACAGCAAGGCCACCCAAAGGGCCACCAACGGCAGTAGCAACAGCAGGGGCAATGCCTTTGAGTAAATTGAGTAAAGTTTCCACATTATTTCCTCATAAATGCAACGTATTCCGCAGTTCCCCACGCGACTAAGGTAAGCAGGGCCGCGATGGCAGCGATGAGAAGCACCAGCTCGATGGCCTCCTCAATCTCCTTCTTGCGCTTTGCTTTGGCTTTGTCGGCCTCAATCTCGTCGGACTTGTTTCGCGCCACAATGGCGTTGCGCTCCCGCAGGAAGTCCATCCACAGGTTGGTCTTGCCCCGGCGCATGAAGGAGTTCTTGATCTCCTCCTCAACCTGCTGCATCTCCTCCGCTAGTTGGATAATCTGCATGGCCTCTGAGTTGGCTGATTGGAACGGCCTCTTGGGCGGATTTGCCCGCACCTTCATCACTGCATCCTTGGCGTCAAAGAACTCGTGAATCAGGGCGCTGGCGTCCTTACCCAAGGCGATGGCTTGCCTCACTCCCGCTATAGTTGCCTTAGCGGTCGCAATTACGGCCATCGTCTCTACGATCATTAGTCAGTCCCGCCTAGTGCTTCAACGTCCTGCACCTGAGCGGTGTCAGCAGCCAGCGCGTCCTTGAGCATCTTGAGAAATGCGTCTTTACCTACTTGGAGTTGCTGTAGCTGAAACTGCGTCGAGCCGATCTTGCGATCCAAGTCGATGGTGTGGTTCAGCAGGAGAATCTGGTTCTCGTTGAAGTTGTTTGCGTCGTGCTCAACGCCGTCGATAGTTACGATTTGGGGCTTTTTGTTTTCCATTTCGTGTTCCTTTCAATGTGCTGCCAATGGCGGGTGGCAGCGTTCCCGTTATGCTGTCCAAGGCAGGCCAGATTCCTGCACGGGGTTTTTCTGCGCGTCGATCTGGCCTTGCAGGCTGGCTTCAACGGTGTCCTTGCCCAAGGCTTCCTGCACCCAGCCTACAACAACGGCCTGCGTCAGTTCATCGTAGGGGATGTAAGTCTCGCCGGGGGTTTGAGTGTAGCTGGTGGTGCCGTAGGTGCTGGCTTGGTAAGTGTCGTCGGTGGCACCCACGTTGTAATGCACGGTGACAACAAAGCCGTCAGAGGTCAGGCGATCCATTTGGTTAATTGTCCAGAGATAGGTAGTCATGATATTTTCCTTTAAGGTTAGATGCCTGCGGCTGCAAGGCGTTTACGAAGGTCTTGGATTTCCTTGACCAGCATGGGGACAAGTTTGGAGTAGTCCACTGCCATCATTTCTTCTGGGTCAGCGGGTTGGTGTACAGCCTCTGGGGCCACGGTTACAAGCTCTTGGGCAACAAAGCCATAGCGCTGATGTGAGCCGTCAGCGTTCCAGTCGTATTGGCGTACTTGCAGACTGTCAATTAAGGCAGATGCAGGCGCGGCGTCTTGGATGTTTTCCTTTAGGCGCTGGTCTGATGTGACGTTGTACAAAGTTGCGGAGCCGTTTGTTGTGATTGACCCAACAGTGCCGTTGGGATTTACAAACAAAAACGCGGTTTCTGTTCCTGTTGTCGGAAGGTATGCCGCGTAAGTAGGTGATCCTGTAGCCGTCTCAGCAGACACTCTTGCGCCGCCAATCGCTGAAGTTCTACCAACTGCCAAGTTACCGCTGGAGTCTATACGCATCCGTTCGTTAGTGTTGGTATCAAAACGGATTGGGAAAGCCCCATCAGTGCCTACGCGTAAGCTGCTCCCAGAGTTTTCCCATTGAATATATCCATAACGTGTTGTAGAGTTACTGATAAGTACAGTGCTGCTACCGCTTGCATTTCTTACTTCTAAATTTGTAGCGGGCGCATCAGTCCCGATACCCACAAGCCCAGTGGCGGTTAGGGTGACTCTTGTCGCAGAGTTTGTGCCAAACTGCAAAGGAGTTGCGCCAACTGTGTAAAGCACCGTAGCGTTTGCACTACTTCCAGACAGAATCGCCGAACCCGCAGAGCTTTCAATTCCTAAAACACCATCAGCGCCAGAACTTGTAATTCGTGCAAAGTTAGCACCTGTTGTTGTGCCGTTAAGCGTTAGTGTTTGCGATGCAAGACCAGACCCCGCAAAAGTTACTTTGCCTGCTGCTGTCGTAGTCCCCACCATCAAATTCCCACTGGCGTCCAGTGTCATTGCTTGGGTGAAGGTTATGGCGTTGCCTGCTGTGCCGGAGGGGGCTATTGCCCAAATGTGCTGACCCGTATCTGCCGCCATTACATAGGATTGTGCGGAAGCAGTTGTCTTGTAGATCGGCGCGACAGAGCTATTCAAATACGCATTTGAGTAGATGCCTATTCCTGTATTACGCCCTGAAATTGCTCCAGCGGCTCCGATGTCAAAATTCTTAAAATTACCCGCTGTGTACCAAGCACTAGGAGTAACCCCCAAGCCAAGGTTGCCGGATTGAGTTAAAACCAGCACTCCTGTTACGGAAGAACTATCAAATTGCAAGTTATCATTTCCAGTAACGCTTTCGTCCCAAATACTCCACTTTGTTGTGTTAATGCCATTGGCAAGCTGTAATTTTCCATAATTCAACAACTTTGTATTACCAGCAATTTCAAGTTTCTGAGCAGGACTACTTGTACCAATACCCAGACCTGTGCTGGTCAGGCGCATTTGTTCGGAGCCGTTGATATAAGTTATTGATGGGTTATCGCCATAGACATAGGTAATAAAACCTGTGCCACTCCCCAGAGCCGTTGCGGTGTCACCCAACAACCATTTATTTACTGCAACTCTTTGACCTAAAATCGCAGCGCCTGTTGCACCCCCGTTCATAAGAAAAGCGTTATTTGCTGTTCCATTGCCGAGTCCCAAATTCGTTCCATCAAACGTCAGCGCAGACCCCGTGGTCAACACCTTGGAGCCGTCGAGGTAGGCAACGCCGTTGGCTGTGCCTCCGGAGATAGTTACCGTGCTGGAGGTCGTGAGGGTGGTGAACGCGCCTGTGTTGGCTGTGGTGGCTCCTACGGTTCCGTTCAGTGGGCCTGCAAAGCCTGTGTTGGCAGTGATTGTTGTGCCGGTAATAGCCGCTGCTGCGGTTCCGCCGATTGCTGGGGGGCTTGCAAGGTAAGTGCTGAAGCCGGTACCGCTAACGGTACTCGACGCGCTCAGGGTTGTGAACGCACCCGCCGCTGCTGCGGTTCCGCCGATAGCCGGGGGGCTTGCAAGGTAAGTGCTGAAACCCGTGCCAGAGACCGTGCTGCTGGCGCTCAGGGTCGTGGCTGCTACGGGGCCTGCAAAACTGGAAGTCAGCACCGTGCCGTTGAACGTCATGTTGGCAGAATCAGTTTCCAACCCTCCCGTGGTGCTGTAAACCACACGGGTAGCCGTCAAACCCGAGTTGGTGATGGAAGTAGCCGTAACTGCTTTGGCTGCGAGCGTGGCATTGGCTACCGTCAGCGTACCCGTAGCTGCACCGATATTGACCGTGGTAGCTGCACCGCCAAGATTCAGCGTAGTTGATACCGTATTAAAAGCGTCTTGGCTTACTGCTCCAACCAATGCGCCAGAGGTTGTGATGGCCCCAACTCCAAGCGTACCCACACCAGACATGTTGCCCGTAGTATCTGCAATGATGACCACCGAGTTCTGAATGGTCTTGCCGTCTGTGCCGTCGAAACGAGCTACAGCGTTGTCTGTGGAGGAGGCGGGGCCGTCAACGTAGCCCGAGGAGATTTCAACAAAGTCTGTACCGTCCCAAGCTACCAGAGCTTGCTTTCCCGCCAGAACCGTAACGCCGGTAGTAGGGCCGACGCCGCGAATCACAATTGACTGAGTGCTGGAGGTTTTGTTCAAGACCACATAGGTCTTAGACTGTGCTGGTGCGGTGATATAGCGGGTAACTGTACCGCCTGCTGTCCACAAGATGACGGCTTCTCGCGCCTGATTGGCTGCAAGAGTGGTAGTGGTGAGGGTAACGTCTGCGTCAGCGCTCAGAGTTGTAGTTCCTGCAACTGCTGAATCTAGCAACGCGGTGATCGAAGTATTAACCGTATCGCCCCATGTGCCGGACAGTTCGCCGGTAACCGGAAGGGCTAGGCCCAAGAGTGATGTTGCTGCTGTCGTCATAAATTACCTCAAGTTGTTACTTCATGCCAATCTGCGGTTTGGGTGTTATCTACGGTGCCCCAGCCTGCAGTTTGCGTGTTCCCAATATTCTGCCAGTTGGGAGTCTGGGTTGTTCCTAGGGCAGTCCAGTTGGGCGACTGCGTGTTACCTATATTTTGCCAGTTTGCTGTCTGCATGTCATCAATCAATTTCCAGTAAACAGCAATAACTGTACCTACATCACCTCTAGCATACACGCCAGTCAAGGCAAAGCTTCTAGCTGCCAAAGCCATAGTTCCAACTGCGCCCGCCAGACTGACTCCAGACAAGGTAATTGCCCTGTCCCCTTTAACTGTACCTACGGCTCCATCGGCTTGGTTGGATGGCAGTGGGACAATAACCTGAGCGACCTGCCCCTGTGCAGTAACACCCGTCAACCCAACAGTCCGGCTATCTACGACTGTACCAACAGCCCCCGCCGCTGCGACTCCAGATGCGGCCTGAGCCTGCCCAGCCGCAACGGAACCAACTGCGCCTGAACCTGTTACCCCTGACAACGCAACCGTTCTGCTGTTTCCTACAGCACCTACCGCACCCGAGGCCAATACCCCAGTCAGTTCAGAAGACTGCGTTTGAACTACCGTGCCTACCGCGCCCGTGGCCGCGTCACCTGTAAGGATGGTCTCGCCATTGCCCCAAGTGCCGTAGCCCCAAGCGCCTAAGCCCCATCCGGCCATAGTCGGCCTTTAGGTGGTAGACAGACGCAGCAGTGCGGTAGACGTAGTGTTCGATGGCATGGTCAGAGTAAACGTGCCCGCCGTAATCGTCTGCGAACCAAACGTATGAACACTGACTGCCTTGTTGCTCTGCGTCGAGTTGTAAATCAGCACCGCGTCAAAAGCCGTACTCAAAGTAACCGTCGTGTAGGTAATGCTGGCTGAAGGTGTCCAGTAGGCCACGCCTGCAGTCACAGAACTATTGGTAGCTATGGGGGCCGTAGCTCCGGTCACCGTAACTCCGCCAGCGGTATAGTTGGTGCCGGTCACTTCTCCGGTAGTGCTGTACACAGTAGTCGAAGCATTGATCGTAGCTGAAGCCAAATACAGGGCTGCTTTAAAAGTGTCCGCTGTGGTGGCCGCACGGATGGGCGCAACGCCGAAGTTATGCGTAGCGGTGAGTATTTCACCCATAAACGAGGTGCATAGGCTTTGCGTATTTGCCATATTGGCTCCTTAAAACGGTTGGGTTTCGCCACCAATAGGGGGCAGTTTTTTCAAAGCCACATGGGCCGAGCGGTGAACCAACTCGCCATCCAGCCAATACTCCACCCATGAGGTAGCCTCATTGTCGTTGTCCACGGAGCCATCACGGCGCTCCAGCAAGGAGTCGTCCATCTCGCCTTTGGTAGTTGTAACGATCAATTTGAACTCCTGATAAGTGCAGTAGTTGAGGTGTTGCTGGGCATTGTGATGAGGAACGTAGTTGTAGAGGTCTTGTCTGATCCAAAGTCCAGAACCGCAATCGACTTGTTACCCTTGCTGGCGTTGTAGATCAAAGCGCACCGCGCCGTCAATGCTGAAGTCCAACTTGTATTGGCAAAGTTTACGTAGGCAGTGTAATCTGAAGAGTTAATAGTAACTCCCGTGAGCGTGTTTCCACCCGCTGTATAGCCAGACGCTACAACCTCATTGGTTGAGCTGTACACCGTGGTGTCGGAGTTTAGGTCCGCATTACCGGTGTACAGAGCGATCTTGAGCGTGTCCGTAGACAAGTTGTGGACGGCTTGGTACAGCTCCTTCTTAAAGCTGGTGGTTTGGGTCTGGATGATGCTCATTGAACCGCCGTCCTAACTTGGCCATCGCGGTACGCATCCATGCGTTGCTTGCCGTCGCCCAGATTCTTGAGAAGCGCAATCGACTGTACGTACATGTCTTGGTACAGTTTCACGAGGTCGGGCTCACCTTTCATGAACCGGATGGCCTCAACCAATGCGCCATTAAGCAGCGCTGAGTCAAAGTTATCACCTAGCCATGTACTACCCGCAGTCACGATAGATTCTGGGTAGTAGTAATAGTGCAGCTCTACGGAGTACGTAGCATCAGGTGTCGGGCCTAGGATGAACGATAGCTCCGTCACAGCCGCCGATTGAGGACCAAAAATGGCGTAATGTTTAGGCAAGCCCGTAGCGGTGGCGCTCGGATAGGCCTCACGGATGAAGTTTACGTCTTTGTTTAGCGGGTACGAGTAGTCCCCATTTGCTGCAATGACTGCAAGGGAGTAGGTTGACAAGAAGTCGTCCGGGGCCGAGAGGTACTTGTTGTTAGCCGTAATCACGCCCGTCATGTTCTTGCGCAGGTTGGCCAGCTGAACCGTGTTGTATATACGCTGTTCCGTGGCTTTAAAAAACAGAGAGTACTCGTCGTCTGTAAAGGTGTTCTCGCAAATATCCGCCACTTGAGCACAAAGCACCGCGTATGTTGTCATAGCTTATGCCATTGGGCCCCGGGCCATGGTTCCTTTGGTAGCTGCTCCAGTACCACGAATTTTGATACCGTCAGTTTTGATTTGCTCATCACCAGCGGACTTGCTTACATTGCCGACGCTCACGTCATAAGTATCCAGCTTACCGCGATTGGGGCCAACGCCCGGGTTAGCCTCAACGGTCACGGACTTGCCGGTCATAGTGTGGGGCTTGGCATACAAGCTGGCAGGACCAACTTCTTTGCCCATCAGTTTCATGCTTTGTTTTGCCATGATTACCCCTTTTGATTGTTTGCGCGAGCCATGTTGCGGCCTACGGCGCGCATAGCTTGGCCAGTGACGCCAGCGGTTTTTTTGCCGCCCTTGATTTCGCCAGCCGTGGGGCCGCTATTGGGAAATACTTTGACATCCGTCTTGCCTTTGGACACGATGCCATCTGCTGCTTTTGTATATGCCATGATTTACTCCTATGAGACTGTTAAGGTCACTGTGCCAACACTCGTCGTTCCTACCAAGTAATTTGGTGTTAGAACGGCATCAAAAAATCTAGAGCCGCCAATTGGTGCCCAGCCCCATTGAATATCCCGCGAACCCCCCGTTGGGAACCCGCCTACGTTGTACCCAGCCTGCACATAGGTAGAGTCCCTGCGCGGTTCCCGCACTGCCTGTGGGTCATCCACAGGAAACATACCTAGTTGCAACTGCGGCTGATCTGGGTCCCAGCACTGCGGACAGACCAAGAGATTGTACGTCTTAGTCTTGATGACTTCTTTCTTTAGCTGCTTGAGCTTATACCGTTGTCCACAACGGTCGCACTCCGCAATGCTGTTTTTGCCGGACGCAAACCGGTTGCTCATTTAAGTGCCCCCGCCGATGAATTGCTGGCGTGGGACAAAGCGGATGGCGGCTTTCTCGCGGTCTTCACCAGCGGCCAACTCAAAAGACTCGTCGTACACAGCTTTAAGCATGGGCACCCGGTTCATGGCCTCCGGGATTTTTAACGCAATGTGATACGCCAAACCCGCAGTTGCGGCGGGCAGGAAGCGGAAGTTCATATCGGCAGTGTTCACACCGGTTCCCGCATCGTCAATCCGGCGCAAACGCCAATACTTAAAGATGTAGTAGGGTTGCAATGCGGTGCCTTGCTCGGGGACCGGCCATACGGTAACCCTAGGGTTATCCCTTAAACGCTCTACCCACACTTGAATGGGGCGCGCTTGCTGCAACTTGTTGGGGATCGTGGCGTACGTGGACACGCTGATGCGTGTGATAGTTAGATCGGTTTGAGTAGATACGCTGCCTTGGCCAGTACGGATCACATGCTCCATCAAGTCGATGGTGTCTGCCGGTAGGTCGTAGGTGGCTTGCCCTTGGATGAGGTTGATGTACCCCTCATCAATCGTCCACATGTTGATGCCCTTGTTCTGCCACTCAATCGTCATGAGGTTAAACGACCGGCGCGCCGTACGCAAGTCGTAGCCAGACCGCATCTCCCGGCCCGCACGCTCCCATGCCTCTTCAGCGATTTCCGTGAAGTCGAGGTTAAACGCGGTGGTGCCGGAAACGGTCATAGTTTACTTCTTTGCTGTTTTGGCTGAGTCAATAAACGCTTGGTCAGTAGGAGCACCCTTGGTACCTGCTTTACGCATTTTAGCGCCCCGCTTACGCTTTGCGTTAATATTTGCGTACAGGCCAACCCCTCCACCCTCGGCGTACTGGGTGAAATCAGTATCGTCGCGGCGTGCCGTTTTAGCCCCTTTAGGCATTTTAGAGGGGGAGATGGCCCCCATACCGCGACTGGCTCTCACTTGCGACCCTTAGCCATACCGCCGCCGCACATAACCATGGTGCCACGGGT